AAAGATCGGAGATCGCCTACCCCTGATTTTCTATTTCTGCTGCAGCTCGTCGCAACAAGCCCTCTAGCGCGGCCTTTACCGTTTGTCGGCGGACCTCATCGCGGTTGCCGGTGAAGTGCTCAAGCTCAGCCGTGACGTCCTCACCGACCCCAAAGGCGAGCCATACAGTGCCCACCGGTTTGTCCGGCGAACCGCCATCCGGCCCCGCCACACCGCTGACCGCCACGGCAAAGCGCGCCAGGCTTTTTTCCTGGGCGCCACGGACCATCGCCTCCACCACCTCCTGGCTGACGGCGCCGACTTTTGTGAACAAGGCTTCCGGCACATTCAATTGCCGGGTCTTCTGGCGATTGGAATAGGTGACATAACCCGCCTCGAACCAGGCCGAACTCCCGGGAATCCGCGTGATCGCTTCCGCGATACCGCCGCCGGTGCAGGACTCGGCGGTGGTGACGTGGGCATTGAGCACCTGCAAACGGCGACCCAGTTCAGCAGCCAGTTGAGTGATTTCCTTCACGGTCGTCTCCAGTCTTGGGCGGGGGTTTGCCTACCCTACAGGAGCCAATCGCACGTGCAAGTGACGGACTGTCTCAAGAAGCTGGCACGCACCTAAAAAACGCACAGCACCGCCTTCGCCCGCGCCCACAACCGCAAGCGGTCCTCCAGCCCATTGAGCCCGCCATTGATACGCCGCGTAATCGTGGTGAACTGATCCTTGTCGGCCAGTTCATTCAGACCGTTGCTCTGCCAGAACCAGGCAGCCGACGCGACGGCCCATTGCGGTTGCTCCAGCAGCGCCGGCTCCCGCAACAAACGATCATCGCCGAACAGTGCCTGGCTGCACGCCAGATAGTTGCGCCGACCGGTGATCTGGATCAGGCCACGGCCCCGGTACCACTGGCCATCGCCGTCCTGTTCCGGCGTATTGCCCAGGCGCGCGGCCAGCAACCCCGTGTCGTACTTGCTCAGATACTGCTCGCTCCCGAGCTCACGTACGTAGCGCAATTCGCCGGACTCATGGCCGATTTGCGCAATAAACGCAGCGACGCGTCGGGCACTGTCGATCCCATACCGGGCAAACGCGGCATTGAACCCAGGCAAAAAAACGCCCGCTCCAAGGCGGGCTCCCGGCAGGATTTGCATCAGTTGCGCCAGTGTAATCTGCATCAATCGCTCCCTGAAAAGTGCCTATTCCGACAAACCGCCGGCGGTGATCGAGCTGCGATACCCCGCCACCGGGTCGCTCGAATTCACCACCTGGGTGATCGACCACCGCCCCTGCATGTAAGCCGGCCAGGTCTCATCGAGCCGCAACAACCCTTCGGCGGCCAGTAACGGATTGCCAGGGCAATCGATCACCAACTCCAACCCTTCGCGCCCGGCCCTGCGCAGCTCGGCTTCCGCGACGGCACGGGCTTCCGCCGCGTTTTGACAGCGCTGGCGCACAGCCTTGAACGGCGCAACGCCCACTTCAACCACATGCTGCTTGCCCCCCGCCGCATCCCACCAGGTGACACGGCTGCCCTGGTATTTCGCGCGCGTCTTGTCGTTGAGCGTGGCGGTGATAAAGGCGGGGTCACCGGGGCGATTGTCCTGGGTCACGGACAATGTCACCTCCGGCAACTGTTGCAGGGTCAATGTCCGGGTTTTGCCGGCTTCGGCGAGTACATACAGTTCGTTGAACGGTTTGGTGATCGCGCAGTAACGCTTGGCCAGCCGCGTAATGAAGGCCATGTCGCTTTCATTGGACTGGTCGATATGCGGCACCGGAACGCTTTCCAGCGCCGGCGCCACACGCGGCGAAAACCCATGCCGGCTGACCAACTGGCGAAACAGCACGCCCAGTGTGGTGGGCCCATAGCTGGCCGATCGACGCTGGCGATAGCCGCTCGCGTCTTGTTCGCTGAAGGGCGCCGCTGTCGCGACGATCAGCAAGCGCATGGGAAACAGCACGGGGGTGCGTTGGCTGATCAGAAACTGACCCTTTTCCACCAGACCCGTCTCTTTGTAACCCACGCGCAAGCCAATCTTGCCGCTCATGCTCGGCAGGCCTTCCAGCCCCTCGATATTAAGGGTCAGTTCCAGCCGGTCAGACTGGATGCCGGCCCCATCGGTATGGCTCCAGCGCATGATGCGTTGGTTGAGCAATGTCGCGTTGGCGCCGTAAAACTCCACGATAGGTGTAAATCCCTGTGTCATGCAGCCTCCTTAATCCCACGCCAGAACGGGGCGCAGCGCAGCCGGCCGCGCTTGTAGTTCCGGCACGATCACCCATACCCCCGCCGGCAGCACCGGGCCGTACTCGGCGAGCGTGGGATTCAGGCGCCACAGGGTTTCTTCGGCCGCGTCATCGCAACGCCCCAGCTCGCGGTAGAGCAGCAGGTTGACCGAGTCACCGGCGATGCTTCGTACTCTACGCATTGACGAATTCCTCCAGCTCAAGGGTCCAGGTCATCAGCATCGCCGTGCCGTCATCGATCACGTTGCTCTGGGTTTCCTGAACCGAATTGATCCGCCACAGCCCCCAGTTGCGGCCGATGCCATCCACCAGCGGCAACGGTGTGCGCAAGCCTTGCAGGGCACGCAACTCATCCAGGCGTTGCATGCCGGTGCCGTACATGGCCTTGCCACTGAACGTGAGTTTTTCCAGCTTCTGGCCGCTCTGCCGCGACTGCGGCTTGCTGGCAATAATCGCCAGGTCGCTCCAGCCGCCGTCGCTGTTGCGGATCAGCGAGGCATAGGCAAAGCCCCGGGACAAACCAAAAATGAAATCGCCCAAAACCATCTGTTGTCGCATCAATCACCTCCTGGATCGGCGAGAGCCGCATTACGGCGGACCCCCAGCGCATCCGTGACCATCGGCATGCATTGAAATTGCAGAGCGTGGATCACCTGGCTGACCACCTGTTGGGCATCGGCAGGGTTCACACCGGTGATCTGGATACTCGGCGCGATGGACACCTGCACGTTATCCGCGCGGGCACTGTTGAGCTCTTTGCTCACGGCATCGGGCGCCGGCAGGCGATCACTGGGGCCGAACAACTTGTCACCCAGCCAGGCGCCCGCTTCGCTGCCCAGCAAACCACCGATTGCGCCGCCGACCGCTGTACCGACACCGGGAAGAACCAAGGTGCCGATGGCCGCCCCCGCAGAGGCGCCCGCCCACGCTCCACCCGCCGTGCTCAGGCCGGAGCCGATGGCGTTGGCATCGCCGTTGCGTACGCCCTGGATCACGTCCACGGCCGCTGCGGCAGCTCTCAATGGCCCAAGTCGGCGAATGCCGACGGATTGCAGTGTGCCGACAGCATCGGCCAAGGCACCTGCGCTTAGGTTGGGTGCGCTAGCTGCAACGCTGGCCCCGGCAAAGGACTGAAAACGTTGCGAGCTCGGCCCCGGCTTAAAGCCCTTTGACAAGCTCCCCAAGGCCTGGCGGCCTCGCTTGTACAGATTGCGAAGCCCTGCGCTGAGCCCACCGTTTTTTTTGAGATCGTTGGCTTTATTGACGGCCGCGTCCATGACCAGATCAACCGCTTTTTCTATGAACTTGTCTTTGATCGTGTCCAACAAGCCTGCCCCGGCCGCTTTGGGCACCAGCGCATCACCGCTGATGAGCAGCGTGCTGTTGAGCGTCTCCAACGTCTCGCGCAGCCGCACGTTTTCCTGGGCCAAGGCGTTGATATCCACACTCAGCGTGACCAACGCAGAGCGCAGTTCCACCTGTGGCTGCGCGGCCGCCTCCAGGCTTACGGGGGCCACAGCGCTGGCGGAAAACGGCGCCAGCACATTGCCAAGGTCGGCGTCGCCGATCATCCAGCGCAAGTCCTCCTGGGCGAGCCTCATCCCATATTTAGTGTCTTGCATCCCGCTCTACTCCTGTTTGACGCCAAGGCGAGTGATCGCGATGTCGTAGCGGCGCATGGCTTTGGCGGCGTCCCATTCCAGGATCTCCGCTTCATTGACCGAGTAAACCAGCGGCACCACATCGAGGATTACGTCAATGTCCCGTTGCGAAAGAAGGCCGCCGGTTGATTTAAAAAATCGTCAATGCGCTCCTGCAACCCCGTCCAGTCGGGCACGGTCAGACCGGCGAGATCGGGGATCATCAGCCCGGTGCAGTGGGCGGTAATGAATTCAGCGCGATCCTTGGCGGTGGCGAGTTTTTTCATCACCTTGGTCGCGCGCAGGGCCGGCATTTCCAGCTCGAGTTCGGCATGGGTGCGACCGCCGGCATCCACCGGCAGCAGCAGTCGGACCGGTTGTTCGTGGCTCGATGGCACCGGTTCGCCGAGGAAGAACGATGCAGGACGGGTCGACATCTCATGCACGAATTGGGCGATGGTCACGTAGTCCGGGCGCTTGAGTTGATCGAGCTCTTTTTCCGACAGGCCGGTGGCGAGTTTCGCCAGTTCGAAGAACTGATCGTCCTCATCCTCACCGGCCCGGGCCAGCGCGTCTTTTTGCGCGGCGTAGTACAGCGGCTTGAGTTGTACCTGCTCGATTGTCGCGCCAGTGTCGGCGGTGATCGGCGAGAGCAGGCGGTGCAGCGGTGGCATCCAGGCCATGGGGCAATTCCTTGGGTAACGTTGTAAAAAAGGGCGAGCGCCGATTCCTGTGGGAGCCGGGCTTGCCCGCGATGCAGGCGACTCGGTATCTCAGGTAGACCGAGTTGGAGCTATCGCAGGCAAGCCCGGCTCCCACAGGGAACTCGATCGGCCTTAAGGCATCAGCACGGCGCGGCGTGCGTCGCCGAGAATATCGACGCCATTGAGCACGAACTTCTGGGTGCGCACGTCGATGTCGATCACCGGGATACCGTTTTCCAGGCGGTTGTAGGTGCGGCAGGACAGCTCCAGGGTGGTGGTGGCCTTGTCGCCCATTTTCAGCTTGGCTTCCTCCAGGGATTTGAGCTTGCCGCCGACCGTGTGGTAGGTGAAATAGGTCTTGCCGTCCTGGTCCTGGCCGGCTTCGCGCACGTTCAG